GTTTCGCCAACCCGAGTTGAAGAAGTGCTCATAGAACCCGGCTACATAGTAAACGATTATCTCAGCGTTTACACTTTCACACCATTAAGGCAACATGACAAGATCCGCAGGAAAGGCGAGGACTACGAGGTTCTCGGCGTTCAAGCGCTCGATTTTGCCGGCGAAACAGCCTATTTCAAGGCTAATTGTAGGAGGNTTATCGGGCAATGAGCGAAGTTGAGAATCCTGTGGACACGGTTGTNAGGCTTCTNAGCAAAAACATGTGGGTTGTCAAAGAAGATGGCTCGCTTGCCTCAATAATCGCGAGTAAAGAATGGTATGACCGTGAGCTTTTCAAAAACTATGATGGGCAAATAACTGTTGGGCTTGCGGAAAGCAGAGACACAAAAATCGACATGAGCGGAAGGCTTCGCAGGCGTGTTGGCAGCTTACGTGTCAATGTTTGGAGCCAAGACATACTTACTCGCCAAAAAATGGTTGAAGAGGTCAACCGCATTGTAAGGCAGAACCGCAACAAGCCAAATGAGACACTTTACTACTTCAGAGGGATTGGACAAGCAACAGAAACGCATAAGGCTTATCATGCAGGCTCAGCAGAGGAGCTTACCCCACAACATGCAAGCTGGACTGAATTAGCAAACGTGGAATACGAGAAAATCTGGTACAGCGACGACAACCGCCATTCAAAAAGCCACAACGTTAACAGCGAATATGCGCTTATGCTTTTCCGCTTCAAAATTGATTCTCGAGAAAAGACTGTAAAGAAAATTGTTTTGGCTTTTGAGGGCTATGGCACAGCTCCAGCAGGAAACGGTGTAACCATCAAGGTTTGGAATCATGTGGCTCAAGCATGGCAAAACGCTCAGCAAGGAACTGGCGGAGCAGACGAAACAATCAGCATAACGCTCACTTCAAACTTAACAGATTACATCGATGATTCTGGCTATGTTTGGCTTCTGGCAAGAACCACAAACCCAAGCGACGGCATAACTCCAGCCATTCTCTATTGCGATTACGTATGTTGCACCGTAACCGTGAACGGAATCACCTACTTGGACATTGTATCTTACCGCGACGCAGACCGTGTTGACGTTAAACCCTTCATTTTCAGAACCGAGTTCACCCTAAAATCATGGTCCTTTGAGGATATTGGAGGCGTTTTCTAAAATGGTTGAAACATATGGAGCACACGAAAGTCGCATCTACTACGTTGAAGAAGCCACTTACGGACAGACACCAACAAACCCCTCAATGCTTGGTGTTCCAGCAGAAAACATCGACCCATTCATAGACCCATCAAACATAAAGGTTCGCGGAGTAGGCAACATAGACTTGCAAGCCATCAAAAAAGGACTACGAAGCGTTAGTCTAAAAATCGCTTATCCACTGCCAAGCGAAGCTCCAATCAATTTTCTCCAAAACGCCAAAGCGGAGCTCAACAAGTCATTAAGCATCCAAGTCTTGTATTATAAGGGAATATTTGCTTCAGCAACCGACATCATATCACTACTTTATACAGGCTGCAAATTCCACAAGCTAACCGTTGAATGCGGTATAGAAGACATTGTCAAGGCAACTGCAGAGCTTATTGGACAAGACTTGACCGTTGGAACAGCAAAGATAACAGGCGCCACATACGCAGACTACGCAGGAGCAGTGCCATTCTACGAAAGCTACGTCAAAAAAGGCACAAGCACGCTTGACCGCGTAACAGACTGGAAATTCACAATAGAAAACAACCTCAAACAAGTGCCAGTCATACGCACAACAAGTGGCTACCTGCTAAGGTATTTGCCCTACAGACATCGCAACCTAACAGGCGAAATAACCTTCGAGTTCGAAAGCAAGGAAGAATTCGATGATGTGATTAATGATGCGTCTTTTGATTTAGAGTTTAGCTTAGGCGGCTCAAATAAAGCAGTCTTCTCGAGCTGTAAATGGGAAAATGTGTCTGCACCAGTACGCATTGAAGATTTAGTTTCATGCAAGGCTGGTTTCGTGGCTAAAGGTCCAGTAAACATAAGCTGAGATGATGAGAATGGCTGTTGAAGTTAGTGTTTTGGAAAATTTCGGGCGAGAAGCCGAACTGCGCAAGAAGTGGCTTCAGATGTGGGAAAAGCTTGGCGTTCGCATTCTCAAATTGCCAAAATGGATGCAGGAAATCGTATTGGAAGACGTGAACACCGCAATTAAGAACCGTTTAGCTATCATGGAGATGATTCAAAATGCGAAAAGAAATCATCGAGCTTGACGAAAGATTCGGAAAGGAATATGCCGGACGCTACATCTTCAGCGAGATTACATGGGCTAAACGTAGCAGAATAATCCAAAAATACACACGTTACAGCCAACAAACTGGGCAAGTCGTAACAAGCGACTACGTGGCTATTCAAGCAGAAACCATAATGGCTTCGCTTAAAGAACAGCCACTAAACAAGCCAATAACCCTCGAGAAGCTCTTAAGCGAAGAAGATGGCATTCCCATCGAGCTTGGCGAATTGTTCAGCCAAATAGTGAATAGGCTTAATGCTGTAAGCCTCGAGGAAACTGCTTTTTTATCAGAGCAATCCGAAAACAAAAGCCAAGCCAAACGCTCACAGAGTTCCGCCTCTGCAAAGAGTTCGGGTGGACACCACGCCAACTCGCTAAGCAGCCAGCAAAAACAATCCAGCAATTCATCGTCATCCTCAACGAGTTAGACCGTCAAGCAGAGGAGGAAAAGCAGAAGGCGGAACGTGAGGCAAAATGGCGGTCGAAATAACATGCGATGTTGAAGGCGTTGAAGAGTTCAAGAATGCTATGCAAAGTTTTGACAGTGGAATGCAACGGCATGTGCACAGGCTTTTAGCAAGCTGGGCTGCAGACGTCAAAGCCTTAGCCAAACAACTTGCTCCAGTAAGAACAGGACACTTGAGAAGCTCAATTTACGCAAAGATAAGCGAATGGGTCGCCGAAATAGGAGCCGAAGCCACCTACGCCTTATTCGTTGAGCTTGGCACACGCCATATGCAAGCTCAGCCGTATCTTTACCCAGCCATCCAAGAATATCTCCCACAGCTTGAGGCTATCATTTGCGAGGCTATTGACGCAGCCAAAGCGGAGGCTGGCTTATGAGCTTCCGAGAAATCGCAGTAACGATAAGGGCGGTTAACCGTGCAAGCCACGAATTTACAAGAATCCAAACCGACGCTGAAGCCTTAAGCGTTCGCATAAAAAGTTTAGGTGCAGCCATTGCTGGTTTAGGGGCTACTGGAACAGCTATTGTGCATATTGCTCATCAGTTTGGCTTACTGAATGACCAGCAGGCGAGGGTCTTCAATTCGGCTATGATGGTTGTCACCGTTTTAGGCATGTTCATGAGGACAAGCTGGGGCGTGGCTGTAGCCCAAAAAGTGTATGCTGCAGCCTGCTGGATTGCTACTGCTGCTCAAAACGCCTTGAACATTTCTTACGCCACCTGGCTCGCCCTAACTGGCGTCGGAATCGCTGTTATTGTTGCAGCTGCAGCCGCCATGTGGTATTTTGCAAGTCAAATGAACTCTGCAACCGCTTCTGTTCAAGGCTTCAATGAGGCTGTTGCTGAAATGCCAGAGCGTGGACGAAGTGTCCGCCGTGCTGGAGAAGAGGAACTGTATAGGCGAGGCGTAGAATAGCCATGAGCGTTGAAATTCCCAAAGTCACCATCGCCATTGGTCCTTGCGGGATTCCGCAAGGCGACGTCATTGATTTAAAGGTGCATTTAGGTTGCACAAACGAGGTCAGCAGCTTTGAAGTGCTCTTGCAAAACTGGGATAAAAAGTATAGCCCAAACGGGTCTTATCCGATTAATGTTGGCATGGACGGAAGCATAAGCATAGGCAGAGGCACAAATGTTCCGCAGATAATCACTTGCCGTGTAGAAGCCATCAAGTATGAATCTACGCCGACAGAAAACTATCTTCGCGTTTCTGGACGATGTTGGGGAGAACGCCTATTCCGCCGTGTTGTAACCAAAACCTACGAGAACAAGAAGGGCGAAGAAATCGTCAAAGACCTGTTAGATTATTATGTTGGTTTAAGCCATGTCCGAGATTCCACAGAACTTGTCGAAAACACTGACACAACCTACACACGGCTCGAATACCAAGACACGCCAGTTTTCGACGTCCTCAAATACATAGCAGGCTCAGCAGACAAACAAGGCTTGATAGGCTTTGACTTCCGCGTGGCTCCAGACGCAAAATTCGAGTTCTTCCCAAGAAACAGCAAAACATCACCCATAAGCCTATCAGAGAAAATCGAAGTTAGCGAATACCGCAAAGACATCCATAGCATCCGCAACAAAATCACGGTTTATGGAACACAAGACAAACCCTTCCCAGTGGATGTTGACGGCAGACCCTGGAGCGACACGCTCACCGAGGATTTAACTGTTAGCGAAGGCACTGGCTGGGGCGGTTCAAACGAGCTAATACATGCGGTTTATGGCAAATGGAGCGTCATGACGGGCAGCACAAACCTCGCTTTGGACACAGCCATTAAGTATGCTGGGGCTAAAAGCGTTAAGGTCATCGAATCAGCCTACATGTATTACACAAGAGTCGACTGGATATTCAACCAAGACTATCTGATAAACCTCAACGAGTTTCCAAAAATCAGCTTCGCCCTCCGAGTTGACGACAAACACTCCAAACTATGCTGGATAAACCTCATAGATTATTGGAACAACAGCGCATCCAAAAGCTTCAACCTTTCGGAAATCGACAAGTGGGAAAAAGTCATAATCAACGCCGGAACCAAAAACGCAGACCAATGGGACTGGGTTGACACCTTATTCAACTGGGCATTCGTTAAGGAAATAGGCATAGCAGTGGACCAAAACTACGCAAGCGCAGGCTACTGGTGGATAGACCAATTCCATTTCGGATATGGCAAATGGAAAAGCACACAAGAAGACACAGTCAGCCAGCAAACCTATGGTTTACGCGAACTTGTCGAAGTTGATGAGGAACTTTACAGCGACAACGCCTGCATGCTAAGAGCAAAAGCACTCTTAAACCAGCTCAAAAATCCAGCAGAATACCTCACAGTAAGAAGCACAGTCATCGACTATGGCAATACGCCACTTCTGTCAGGAGACAAAATCCACGTAACAATACCAAATGAGAACATTGACGCAGACTTTCGCATTTTAAGCGTTGAATACCATGTTGACGCTAAAACACAAACTCTCGAAACCACATTAGAGCTGGGACGCGAACCCCCACTCTTGGCTGATTACCTATACGCTTTACGCAGCAAAACCGACCACCTAAGCAGACACAAAATCGCAAGATGACCATCATGAACGCCAAAAACAAGCTAAAGAAACTGAGGGAAAAGCTTCAGAAACGCAAGATCACAGGCGTAACAAGATGACAAAACGAGAGCTTTTCCGCATACGCCAATACGCCCGAAAATACGACCGAGAAACAGGCAAATTCATAATCAACATAAGCTACGAAACAGCAGCACCAGAACCAACAGAAAGAGTCATAGGAGTTGCCGAGGGCTTCGGACTTGGACTTGACCAATGGCAAAAATTCGTAATCTACGATAACGTGGAGCTAAAAATAGGCCCACAAGACATTGTTTATATTACTGGCGATTCAGGAAGCGGCAAATCCGCTCTGCTCAAAGCCTTAGAAAAAGACATACGACAAGACATGGAATTAAGCAGCATCAACATTGCAGAAATTAAGCCAGAACCAAACAAACCCCTAATCGAAACGGTAGGCAAAACCCTCGAAGAAGCCTTAGAGCTTCTAAGCAAAGTAGGCTTGAATGATGCGTTTCTCTTTCTACGCAGTTATGAGCAGTTAAGCGATGGGCAGAAATATCGATACAAGATTGCGAAGATGATTGAAAGTAAGGCTCAATTCTGGATTATGGACGAGTTTGCAGCCACATTGGATAGGGACACAGCCAAAATAGTGGCTTACAACCTTCAGAAACTTGCAAGACAACAAGGCAAGGCAGTTTTGGCAGCAACAACCCATACAGATCTATTCAAGGACCTAAATCCTTCAGTTTATATCTATAAAAAATTCGGCAAAGAAATAGATATCCGCTATTATCCCAACAAGCCAGCCAAAGAATGCACTCTCATAAAAGAAATGCGAATAGGTGAAGGCACAACAGAAGATTGGAGAAAACTCTCGGGCTTCCACTATCGCAGCCACAAGATAGCTGCACCACGAAAAATCTTCTGCCTAAAACGTGGCGACGAGCTTTGCGGAGTAATTGTTTACTGTTATCCTCCGCCAACAGCTTTTGGGCGTAGGCTTGTGCTACCCAAAATGAGTATGAAAGAGCTAAACCAAAAACTAAGTATAATCACCCGTGTAGTTGTTCACCCAAAATACCGCACGATAGGCTTGGGCGCAAAACTTGTCAAGGAAACATTGCCATTGGCAGGAACGCCATACGTGGAAATGCCTGCAGTCATGGCAAAATACAATCCCTTTGCAGAAAAAGCGGGAATGCAGAAAATAGCTGAGCAGCCGCCACCAAAGGAGGCTTTAAGAATCGCAGAAATCCTTATCCAAGTTGGGTTCAACATTCGGTTACTTGGGAGCGAAAAATACGTTTTAAATAAGTTGCAAACTCTGGGCAAAAAGGAAAGAGCAATCATAAAAGAAGCATTTATCAAACATTGCCATACACGCTTCATGAAATACTTCTTTCCGCGTATGCTTTTTGGACATAGGAAAGACTATGTTAAAGAGATAAAGAAAGCAAGCCTTGAAAGATTCGTACACTTAATCAAAGTCTGCGGGTTTTTAATGCAAACGAAGGTTTATTTGTTTTGGAAAAATGATTACAGATTTATCACTCAAGAGTGATACTATTCTAACTGGATTTTTCCGCATTCCCGTACCCGTAGAGTCTGCCATTCGTAATTATCTCTG